CGTTTGCTGTGATGTTGATCATTATGTCTCCGACTGTAGATGCCATGTTCTCCCTCCTTTATGTTTTTTGTCGTTCTTTTTCAAGTTTTTCATATTCTTTCTGTTCCAGTTGTGTTCGATAGTTATAATACATGATGAGTAAGCGTATTTCGGGTTGAAACTTGTTTCTCATCACATACTCGAGGGAATACCCATGATTCTTCGAGACTTCAACATATATGTGGAAAGGATAGCTTCTCACGAAGTTAGCGAAAAAGGTTGTCAGTATCTATCTGAGTGATTCCAGTCATTCCCTGCACTTTCTCGAACAAAGCAAGTAAGTACCCCAGTTTCATCTCAGAGTATATGTCTTTCATGCCTTCTTCTGTGCTGTTCTCATCATTGAGTAGTCTTGTCTGTTTTGCAAGGAATTTGATTGCAACTTTCCTCATTCCTCCAATGTTGCTTTGTCCTTTTTCGAGAATCTTTTGTTCAATACGCTCTGCGATGACTTGCTCTTCTCTTGTCTGAGGTTTGTCCTTCGCATAGTCTGAGTATGTTTGCATCTCTTCTGATGTCAGATCAGCGAACAATTCAAGATTTTGTTGCAAGTCATCGAGTGCTTCTGCATCAATTTCTGTGAATACGAGCAAGTCAAGTTGTATGATCTCTGTGTTCGTGACGGGGTACATCATTGTGATTGTTTGGTCTTGTCTTGCATTTCTCATCATTTCGAGTACAGATTTCTCTGTTTGTACGAGTTCGATGTTTTTGTCTACTGCCTCGAGGGTTTCTTCGGGTTCGTATTTGCGTAGTGCTTGTCTGTATCTTCCGAGTAATTGTTCGAGGTCTTGTAGTTCTTCATCGGTGAGTTTTTCTTCTTGTATGCATTTGATGAGTAGTGTTCTTTCCTCAGAGCTGACTGCTCCAAGTGGGATTTGTTTTGCTTCTTCTATCCATTCATTGTGCAGTAAGTATTCTTTCATTTCTTGTATTGCTTCTTCTTCGTTTTGTTGCATACTTGTGTCTACATATTCATTGTTCATTTTCTATCCTCTCCTTATTCATGTTGAAACTAAAAAAAAAGGATGGGAGAAACTATTTGGTTGTTTGTTCTTGTTTCTCCCATCTCAAATCATATTCTTAAGGGTATCCCTTATCAGTTTGCCTATCTCCAGTCGAGTGCTGTGAATTTTGCATCAAAAGGTTCTGCAGTCTCATTTGACAATTCAGAAATACTGCATCCACCGAACCAGTCCCTCATTTTGAGGTTGTGTTTGTCATCATAGTCATATGTAGACAATGCGAACAAATCAGCAATCTCAGAGGTCACTTGATCTTTGAAAATCTCTTTGAACAGCTCGTAATGGAGTGGGTCTATTCCGCTGATTTGGAATTCGTATGATTGTCCTTCGAATGCTTTTGCGTATGGTTTGATTTGATTGGTTGCTGTGTATTCTTCATCCTCTTGTTTGAGGGTTGGTTTGATTGACTCTGCACGGATGTAATGTGTTTTGTCTTTCCATGCGAGTCTTATTTGCATCTGTTTGAATCTTCTACTTGTTGCCATCTTATCATCCTCCTCATTTCTACATTATTGTTGTGTTTACAGTTATTTGCAAGACTTCCCCTACTGGTAAGATTGTACCGGTGATAAGAGCGGAGTATCTGTCAACTACTTGAACATTCAGTTTGGTTTTGATGATTTCTCCTTCCTGCTCAATCATTTCTTCTACATCATTGTTGTTTATGAATCTTTGAACGATTGTGTCACAGTCTGTTTGTATCATGACTTTGCTTGTGATGATGTCCTCGTTTTTGATGTATTGTAGACAAGCGAATTTGACTTGTCTGAGAAGTTCATCTGCGATTTCTCTGGATTTGATGAGACCATCAGCTTTCTGCCCTGCATAATTCGTGTTCACACCCAAATGGATTCTGTACTGTGATTCGTTTCCGGTGAATTCTTCTTGAGCGAATAATACTCCCATTTGTCTGAGTGTGTCGACTTGTCCTGCAGAGAAGTCGTAATCGAATGCTTTCTTGATATTCATGCTTGTGTACCCTGCTTCACGATTGTATGGTGTTTCGAGGAGTTTTCCTACGATTTGACCATTGTATGCTGTGTCGGGTACGGTGATTTGTATTCTTGAGCTTTCCACACCAGTTAATGCAGTTGTGAGTGCTGTGATGACAACAGCTTCATTGATTGCTCCTTCTTCTTTTGTTTCTACTGCTTTGCTGACAGTTCCGAGTGGAACGATTGTGCAGGTTCTGAAGACTCCTTTGCTGTAATTGTCTTCAAGTCCTTCTTGTATTCCTTTGATTTTGTTGTTCAATGAGTTGTTGTTGCTACTTGCGATTGTTTCAAGGTAGAATGCTTTTTTGATTTCTTCTTTGTTTGCAGAGTCTATGAAGATGTTTTTGTATGCTTCTTTTGTGTCTGTTTTGTTACTGTACAAGTAGAATTTGTTCTGTCCACTATCTGCCAATGCTCTTTTGATGATTGCGGCGGCTTTTGCGAATCCGTTGTTTCTGATTTGTGTGAATGCATTGTAATCCTCAAATAAGGTCAATACATTGTCGCAAGGTAGTACATCAGACCCTGCGATGATAAATAATGGAATGTATGGGGATTCTTCTTCTACTGTGTTTGGTACATATACAGATTCTTCAAATCTGACTCCGGGTGCGTAGTTGGATGTCATTTTTTCCTATTCCTCCGAATAAATTGTTTTTTTTTTCTTTTGTTGTTTGTATCTTCATCTATGAATTATCGTTGAATCTTACTTCTTCGAGCAACTCTCCTCCCGCATCATAGACATCATAGTATGATGCGTGTACACGAAACATATTCCTCAGCAATGGAGGATGTTTGTCATACTCATCAAGCATGACTGGAGACTCAATATCAAGACTGCCTTGTATGATATTGTAATGTGAGGACAAGCTCTGATATTTGTTCTCAAAAGGTGCAGGGCAGAGGTTTTTCATTGCTCTTGCAGTTTCCTCGAGGGTTGCACTACAAATACTCTGTGTTGTCTCACAATTTCCCTCATTGTACTTTGTACAGTATATGTAATGTCCTGCTTGTTCCTTTTTGAAACAATCTTCAATCTGTGAGGAAATTGCTTCTCTTTCTTCCTCAGTATTACACCACAAGTTGATGCTCATCTCTGCTGTTCTCTCATACACTACAGAATCAACATTGTCTCCTACTTCAACGAAGTTTGAAAGGGAGGGTACACGATGCACCTGCTCAGTCGTAACACTTGTGATATCAAGAGTCACAACTGGGAGATCATCATCGATGTTGTTGAATTGTCTTCGTACTTGTACACTTTTGTCATTGTACTCGAGTTTGCCCTGCAATAATCCGACAAGGTATTCTTCAAGTTTGTTCATCGTTTGTTCCTCCTATTGTGGTTTGTAGTGTGCTTTGAAGCTTCGTTGAAATGTTCCGATGCTGTCTGTTCTTCTCATTGTACCTGAGACCCATTTTCGAGGTGACATTTTGCTTGTTCCAAATTCAACGTAGCTCCAATATTTTGCTCCGTTTTTGAGAACGCCTTTGCAGGTGTATCCTTCTTGTGATGATTGATATGAATGAGATTCCTGCAATTTCCCAGTCCTGTATGGTGAAGATGCAACACAACCATCATACAAATCAAGTAGCACTTCATCTGTTGCTGTTTTCATTGCTTTCTTGACTTTTTCGGGGTCAAGCTTTGCGTAGAAGCTACTACTTATCGTAACGCTCATAATTCTTGTCCTCCTCGTTTGCGTATGAGGTTTGCCTTCTGAAAATTATGGAAATGAGTGTATTTCCGTATTTCTCCGAGTATCTCATACTTGTTTCCTTCATCATCCCTGAGTTCATCATTGTCATTGATGATTGTGTCTTTGTCGAAGTATATTTTGTAGAGATTGTCTCGTTCGACTCCGAATGCTTCTCGTATTTCTTGATTTGATTCGTTTTGAAAGTCAACGAGAACATCATCCGAGTATTCATACTCATATGTTGTTGCTCCGTACACATCACTTGTTTCCTTCGTGTATGTGTATCTGTGAAGAGTCAGATTCGGGAAATGTATCATATCAATCGCACCCTTGCCTTGTACTTGTTTCTTATGTTTTGTATGAGGTTGCTGATCTGAGAGTGTGTACTCATATCTGAGTCTGTGTTGTATGTGATGCTGATGTCTCCCTCATTGATGCTTTTGAGGTTTCTATCATTCATGTCTCGTATCATGTACATCACAAGACCCATTATTGCCTTGTCGAGTGTTGCTGTGTTGATTGCTTGAGTGTATGTGCAAACAAATTCGCCTTGAATGTGATTCTCGAAATATATGAGTCCTTCTTCTGTGATTTTGTGAGGTTGTACTTCCTCATCATCAACAACAACACATACGGAGTCTACATCGATGGGGTAGAAGTCTGTCATGTATGTTGTTCCTTCCCATTTGCGAGTGTAGTCTTCGTGTGTTGCCCCTTGAGTGTACTCATCGCCGATAAGTGTTCCTGCTTGAGAGATCAACAGAGACAATTGTTCATCAGTATACTCTGTATCATCAATATTGTACACTTGCAAAAATTGTCTGAGTGCTTCAATGTCTGTCATATTTCCCGATTCCTCCTCTCCAAAGAAGTATTATTCAACTATCCTAATGATTCTCTCCACCATTACTGGTAGAAGGTGCTGTGAATCCGCTAATTACTCCACATTTAAATGGTGCGATGTTACAAGCAGTCACATATGATGCTACAGCTTGATTGTATGCAAGATTCTGAGCAGGAAGATCAGTAATCAATGAAGGTCTCATGAGGAATTTCACTTCAATAGCAGAGCTGTCTAATACAGCAAGTGTGTGTGCGTTGCTGGTGACTGGAACGTTTTTGTCCACGATGATAGGGATTTCTAATCCGTCCGGTGATTCGTATGTGCTTACTCTGAATCCGAGTCCTATGTCTGTTTTATCGTTGAATCTACGATATGGTGCGGCGATTGCTTTGAGTTGTTTTGCAACGAAGTTATCGGTCACAATGATGTCAGGATGTCCACCGTTTTCATCGATAATGGTTGAGAGCATATCATCGATTTTGTCTTCTGTTACTGGTCCACCGGTGGAGTCTGTGTTGATTCCAGTTTGGTCAATTACTGCTTTGAAATCTTTTTTTGCCGCTGTTCCTTTCCCTTGTAATAATGTTTCATCAATCAAGGAGTTGACTTGGAAGTATGCTCTTTGAATCTCTCTTTCTAAGAGGTCAGCATAGTCTGTTCCCATCTGTGCCATACGGGAGATGCTGATTCCTTCTGCGATTGTTTTCATACGGTCAGCTACTTCGGTGTAAGTGGTCACTGCGAAATCCGGAATGTTTTCTGTTTCGTTGATAAATGTTGCGGCATTGGTAGGTGTTTCTTTGAAGAATGCGACATTTGCTGTGTCTACATCAATACATCTGCCTTTGTTATCAAGTACATTTAATAATGGGCTGTATTGGTAGGTTTTCATCATGATTTCTTCATCATAGGTGATGGCCATGCCTTGTGCTACTTCGGTTGTGCTTTCTACTGCTTTGGATAAGCTGTTTCTTAATTGTTCCATTTTGTTGTTCATATTTGTTGCCTCCAATTGTTCAATTCTATTGTCTGCTCAATATCTGAGCTAATTCGTGAGGAGTGTATGATTTCTTGACTACTCTCTCAGATTCAACTGCTTTTTGTTCTTCTTCTTTGTATTTGAAGTCGAGGTCTGCGTGTTTCTTGTTTGTGAAGATTTCATCGATTTTTTTGCTGATGATTGACTCGATGCTTTTGACTATGTCTTCTTTCTCATCATCATCATCTTCTTCTTCAGATGCTTCTTCTTTTTCTTCTTCTGTTTGTGTTGCTTTTTGTTCGGCAACAGCTCCTTCTTCTGCTTCAGCTTCCATTTGTTCAAGTTGAGCATTGACATCATCTGCAGGTTTTTCTTCTGCAGGGTTACTTACAACTGCATCATCTTCTTCTTCTTCTTTTTCTTTTGTGAGTGTGTCAAGTCTTTCTTGAATCTCTTTGAGCTGTGCATCATACTCAGTTTTGATTTCTTCTCTGATAGTTTCAAGGTATTCTTCTCTTCTTTCATTGAATGCCTCGTTGATGAGTTCAATGACTTTTTCTATTGTTACTACTTCTTCTGCCATGTCTTTGTCCTCCGTTCGTGGCTTATCTTCTTCTGTTATTGTTTTCTTGATGACTTCTGCGAAGCTCTTCGCAATCACAACACTACCCATTGTCCCTTGATCACAAGGAAGTGGGGTAATGCTTATCTCGGTCAAATCCCAATCCGTGATTGTGTGTTGATCTACACTATTTGTTGTTGCAACACCTGACACGCTCATACCAAGTTTGACTCCATTCTCAAGGAGGTTACGTATATGGTTTGCGTGTTCTTTGTTGACAATCTCTGCATGAATTTCTACTCCCTCCGGTACGAGTCGAGCAGAGGTAATTGGACCGAGCAATCCTTCCATGCTCGTGTCATGGTCGAGGTGGAGGTTGTGATTGACTGCTTGTTCGCAGATGTTCATCAATGTGTCTCTTGTGAGAACATCACCATTGAGGTCTTCCTTGCCCGTGTTTGCTATTCCCACGATGTGCAATGTATCATTGTCCTCGTATGAGGTGATGCTCTTGTCTGTTATACTGAATTTCATTCTGTGGTCTCCTCTGGTGGAATATAGAATCCATTCTCATCTTTCACAGCTATAGGAGTGCAACTACAGTTCGGATGGAATATCTCTGTTTCAGCAAGTGCATCATCAACAAGAACCTTGTGTTCTTCACCAGCGTGTTCCAAGCACACAGCACAATCCGAGTTGCAATGATATGTCACATATTTGACTCCATCTCGTTTGAATTGCATGAGTGTTGCACGATTTGTGATACGAGAAGTCTCAGTACGAGCAATCATCCTCGCACGTTGTTCTGCTGAGAAAGTATGGATAGGTTCAAGTTGTACCTGCTCCAATTTCTCCAGCAGAGCAGTTTGTGTACTGTTTCTTCCTTCTGCATAGTCTTGAATCAAGCAATCCCGTATGCCCTTGATTTGCTGTTCTGTAACATCCTTTATCAGCTCATAGCTGTAGTCACAGAGTTCGTTGAGTGCTATTCTCTCAGCATTTGTGAAGGGAATCACATCATCTCCCATTCGGACATCCCGAGCATAGTTGTAGATTTGCTCTGTTAGATCAGCTCCTGCTGTTGCTCGTTCTTCTGCAAACTTGTTCCATTCTTCAGCTATGCCCGAAGTGTTGAAGAAATTTGTGAGTCTCTCCTGTCGTTCTTGATAGAATATCTTTGCTTCATCCGTATCCCACCAATCTATTGTTTTTTGTATGCTTTCTTTGAATGTCTGCATGAACAAATCCATCCATTTTCCTTGCAGGAAGAGGATCTCTTCGAGCTTCCATTGGCGATAGTTGCTCATCTCCAGTAATCCTCCCATGCTCTGCTGGTTTGGATTTTGTCGAGTCCCATGCTGTTCCTGATTTCATCTACAGTCTTGATACCGCTGTTGAGGTATATTTGATTGATGTTTGCATTGTAGAGTTCATCTTCGATGTCAATGAGTCCATAGTGGAATCTTTCAGAGAATCCTTGCTTTTTGAGAGTGTGATTGAATCCATCTTCTACGAATTTGGCTTCTCCTTCGAAGGTCATCTTCCAGTCTTTCTTCTGACTGTCCCCGTTTCCACTTCCGAGATTTGCTGACTCTATGATACCGAATATCTGTGGAGGGACACCGAAATTCTGTATGATGTTGTCTCTGCAGTATTTCATCAATTCAAGGTAGTTCATGTCCTTGTTTGTGTTAGAGGCTGTTTGGAATGTTGCTCCTCTTGTGACAAGCATTCCTCCCGTTTTGTCTGCTTGTTCTTTCATCAGTTGCAATCGCTGTACCTCTGCATTGAAGTTTGCTTCTGTGATATCAGTGTCATATGAAAGAATCGTATCCGGGGAAAGACCATTATTTGTGAGGATATTGTTGTTGTATCGTAGTGCATTGTTCTGCAAGGCAATGTAGTCTGCACAACTGTCTACGAGGCTCACACCATGATGTTGTTGCTTGAATTCTGGGTTCGGTCTGTAGATGTGTATCAACTCATCATCCTCGAACAAGACATCGGGTTGGTCTATGAGTTGATAGCAGTCGTTCTCGTTGCTCCACTTGATCTTGTTGTTGTGTATGTATTTGAAACCTGAGAAGACATCATATTTCGTGTCTGTGCTGATTTCAAAGAATACTTCTCCGAGAACGAGCAACGAATCCCATATCAAGCTGTTGACTCCCGACCATGTGATTTCTCCATCAATTCCTTCGGGATTCTCGAAGATTCGTTGGATGTAGGGTTGTGTGACTTTGTTGTCACTTTCTTGTGTGTCACTATCTATAGTGTACCCACAACTGAGGGCTGTGTTTTTGTAGACTTCGCAACATCTTCGGACATCTTTGTTTAGGAATGCTTGGTATCGTAGTTGTGTTTCTGTGTATTCGTGTGTTGTTGTTGTCCGTTTCTTGAGGTATTGTTGGTATTGTGTGTTTCTTGTTGTTCTGAGTGTTGGTATTCGTTTTTTGAGTGTGTGTAGTATGCTCATCTTTTTTTGTTCCCTCCTCTGTTGTTTGTTTTTATTTTGTTTGTTCTTTTTTTGTGTACTATTGTTCTCATATAGTGAACAATATGGTACAAA